CAATGGAGGAGGGCTTTCCTTATTTAGTTTTTAGGAAAAGATTTTAGCCATTCTTTGGCACGAGGGGTCATACCCTTCCATGCTGACCAATCTTTACCTCCATTGCTCATGTAATAAGCAATTTGGGCATTTGTCACAGGGTCTAGAAGCATTGCATTAGAGACCATGCTGAACTTATCTCTGCGTACATCTCCCATTTTCCCAATCATGTTTATTTGAAAGAGTCCATAAGAGTTATCGCCTGTCGCTTCATTACCGTTGAAGGCAATAGAACGACCACGACTTTCACGCATTGCGATAGCCCACGCTTGGCTTAAGGCTTTACCCTCAAACCCAACTTCCTTAAGTAAGGCTTTCAATTCAAGTTTTGTTAGTTGAGGCTTTTGTCTCAACAACTCTAACTTGTCTGTAGGACTTACTTTTAAGGCTTTCTCGACTGTTGATTGGGAAAGTTGGACTGGCTGTACAACCTTCACTTGTGTCTGCTCTAGTGCTCGGGCAATCGCAAAACCGCTACCGAACAAAGAACTTGCTACTGCGATAATGGCTATTGCCACTACCTTTTCTCCACGCTTTGTTAGTTTCATAGTTATCACTACTCCAAATAATCTCCGACAACCTCGGCTGCCTTTGACTGCTGGTGACGAATACGGTGTAGATACCGCTCTGTCGTTGTGATTGACTGATGACCCAAACGCTCTTTGACTTCGTGAACATCTACGCCACTCTTTAAGAGTTGAGTAGCGTTGGCGTGACGAAGGTCGTGCGTTCTTGGATACCAACCAATACCTGACTTTTCTATGGCTTCGTTCCAAATGGTTCTCCACTTGTCACGACTGAGGTGGCTATGGTCAAGGCTTTGGCTAAGGCTTTGGCTTTGACTAAGGCTTTCTCTGCCTTTCGGTTTGTCCTTTCTGTATTGTTTTCGGTACTTACTGACCGCTTGCTTACACAGGTCGCACCTACACCCACCGACATTGTACGAGTACGGAGTTGCGTGTTGGAATGTTCTACTTCCAACGGTGTAGGGCTTTGTAGTCCTTTCTTTTAGACTTCCTGCTGGTTCTATTTTACACGCTACTACCTGTGCTTTGCTAAATAACAGGGCGTTAGCGAGCAATTTTCTATCCCGAACATAGGCTTTTATGGCGTTATTAAGGCTTTCGCTAATAACAACTGTTCGCTTGTGTCCGTTCTTTGTTGCAGAGACTACCAAGAAACGCTCTCCCTTGTTCAAGGCTTTGCCTACATCACTAACGGTTCGTCTCACATAAACTTCTTTAGAACGAAAGTTAAAGTCTTTAACTCTTAGTTCTGTGGCTTCTCCAAAGCGACAACCACTCATCACTAAGAATTGAGCAAAGAGTCTTGCCCCTTCAGAGTCCAGATGGGACACGATTTTTTTGAAGTCGTCAGGCTCTAAAGAAGGCTTTGGGTCTGCTTTAGAAGTCTTTACCTTCACCTTGTGGGTTGGGTTGGCTTCTATAACATCTTCCTCTACCAGTTGGCGGAAGGCAGAACCGAGAGCAATCTTTATGTGGGCTACGGTTGCAGGGCTTACTCCTTCATTTAGCAACTTCTCAAAGAGAAGTCTTACATCTCTGCGAGTAATGCTTGTGACCTGCTTGTGACCTAAAGAAGGTAAGACATACTTCTTTAGGGCGGTTGAGTAAGTCTTTCGTGTTATCACCCGAACATCTGTTCGGTTGGTCAGCCAATCTTTTACATAGGCTTCTAGTGTCATAATCATTTCAGGGCTATTGGAGACAACCCCTTCCTCCGCTATGAGAGCCGAGTTCAAGGCTTTAGACCTTGTGGGGTAAGTGCCAGCACTAACGACCTTACCTGCTCTGCGGTAATAGCCTGTGTGCCTTTTCTTTCGGGTTACGACATACGCCATTAGTTCCTCCTTCTCTCGTTGGCTACTTTACCAAGTTACTCGCCAGTAGTAAATACGGCACAAAAAAACCCACCCAACGGAAATCATTGGGTGGGTTTAATTTTTAGTTGGGGTCACCTAAGAAGGCTTCACCTTTACTGTCATACCTAACGACTCGGCTATCTTCTTTAGAAGGTATGGGCTTTATCTTTCTGCGGGTGTTAATCCAAGTCTCAATCGTCTCCTCTTTCCAAACAGGTGTTCGGGAAAAATAGTGGTCGGGTTGAGGCATTTGCTTTTCGTGCAGATAGGTCTTTAGCGTGTCCTTCTTTAGACCTGACCTTTCAGAGACTTCTTTAGAGGTTAGCCAGTTCTCCATTTACATCAACTCGTTTGGAAGTATGACATTGAGAAATTGAAGTGTCTCGCCCTGTGCTTTTAGAAGGTTGGTCAATGCGTCTGCCGACAACTTGATACCTGCCATAAACACAACGGCGTTCTCTACGCTTTCAGGTTGATAGCCTTTGTGGTCAATTAAGTCACTAAAGGTCTGTGCAGTTTGCCTTAGTGTCTCGGCTATGTCAATGAGGTCTTTTGCTATCTCTGTTTCTTTGTGTGGGTTCATTTTGTTCTCCTTTGTTAGTGGTGATTTTCTAGCCCTAGTGCTTTTAATGCTTCTTTATGTATCTCTAGGCACTCATAATGCCACAAGTTTCCGTGCCTTTCGTAATACACAACACCCGACTCCATTGTGTGTGATTGAGCATAAACAACTGCGTCACAACCACTACAACGAATTATGGACTTGTCTCTATCGCTTGACATTACTCTCCCTCTTTAGAAGTAGGTGGGGGCAACACCAATCTGCCCCCACCGATTGTGATTACTGTTCTGTTAGTGCGGTACGGATTTTTGCTAATCGTTTTTCGTGAGCATTGGCTAAGTCTTTCCAATACTCTAACTCTGCAATAAGACCTCGAAGGGCTTCTACAGGGTTGTCTTTAACAACGCTTTCGTTATCTTTAGCAACGGATTTAGAAGTCATTAACTTCTTAATGGTCTTGCTTGTTGCTTTAGGTGCGTTGTTATGGATACGCCCTGCGTGTATGCGTATCCCTGTGAGTGTTGTTGAAAGACTTAAACAAGCGTCACAACCAAACAGTTCTAAGTCTGTTCCGTCATTGTCATTGACCATAAGAACACGACTTATGTTTCTAAAGAACGACCCCGAAGGGTTTGTCACTCTTTCTTTAACAAGAAGGGTATGACCAATCTTGTTAAAGTCGGTGTGATTTGGTTGTGATGTGATTAGTGCTGGATACGCTTTAGTTGCGCTTGGTGGTTGAAGCATTGGCTCGACTTTCTCTTGTTTGCGGATTATTACCGCTATGTCTTTTAATTTAGGCATTTTCTAATTCGCTATCACTAGCGTCAGCAACGATTTTCATAGAGAACAGTTCATCTGCTTCTATAAACTCGTCTATGTACTTCTGCGTAGCATTGAACACCGTTCTATAAACAGAGTTGTCAATGAGTTCGCTATCGTTGATAGTGATTGGTACTTCCGTAACCAACTCCACTAGGTAATGTTTAATTGCCATAATTACTCCCCCACTTCATAATTAGTACAGACTTCCATAACCGCTTCATTTAATGCTTCAACCAACAGACTTACTTCGTTATCGTTCAACGCAGTAATCATCTCCTCCGTTACGGTTGATTGCCATACTATGTTTGACATAGTTCCCTCACCTTCGGTTAGTTCTAACCCTAAGTTAGTCTCATTTATTCCTGTATGCAAATCCTTAGCCGTACCTTCTTTAGAAGGTGTGCTTTTGATTGGTGTGACGGTTTCATAGTCCATTGTCGCCGCCAACAGTTTCTCTAACATCTTTATTTACCGTCAGACCAGCACAGGGGTAACAGATTTTCTCCACTTGTGAAATTACTCCCAAGCAGAAAGCGTCTGTACCCGAATAGATTACCGAGTCTGTGTTACCGCATTTCAAGCATTTAGCCGTTGTAGTCATTTGTTATCTCCTGTCCGTTTTGGTCTTGGTATGAAAGTCCTGTGGTGTGTCCACAGAAGTCCTCTGCTACCCAATCAGTTATGTATTCCATAAGTGTTTCGGTAGTTATTTGCCCTTCGTGACCTTGCTCTAGCAAGTCGTCAATCAGTTTTGGTACATCATAAGTAACAGAACGAATTACATTTATCTGCTTTGGAAGTGTTTGCTTTGTCATTTATGCCCCCTTATTGTTC